AGCTCAACGCGAACTTCACGGAACTGTTCTCGAGACCTTCCGTGGAGTCACAGTTCAACTTCATCGGCAATGAGATCATAGCCACGGACAGCAACTCGGACATAGTGCTGTCTGGCAGTGGCACTGGTTCAGTGATGATCACGGACCTCACCGTGGATGGCACCATCAGGATGTCAGACAACGAGATACGCGTCAACACATCCAACGCGGACCTCGTGCTCACGGCCAACGGCACAGGCACGATCCAGACCTCAGTGGCAGACGTCAACGGAGGAACCATAGACGGCACAGTGATAGGTGCGAGTACGCCGGCGGCGGCCACTTTCTCCACGCTGAGCTACGACAACTCCGCACTGGTTATTGACGGGGTGACCGTGAATGACAACACCATATCCGCCAACGCATCCAACAGCGACCTGGAATTGAACGCGAGTGGCACGGGCTACGTCAACATCAACTCCATCAGTTTCCCAAACACAGGAGGACTGGTGAATCAAGTTTTACAGACGGATGGCAACGGACAACTCGCATGGTTCACCTCCCCCTTATTGTTTAATTCAACAACGATAGATGATGGCACGGCGACCCTGACAGGTGATTCCAGCACACAGGACATAGATTCATGGTCCTCTACTACTTACAGGAGCGCCAAATATCACATACAGATCTCTGACGCCACGGCGGACAGGTACAAACTGGTGGAAGCAAACGTCACACACGACGGTTCGACAGCATACATCAGCGTCACTGGTGGTGCATCAAACGGTGCGGGAGACGGATCATCCGTGTACGATTCCCTGTCACTGAGTGTTGATGTAACGTTCGGGGGTGATGTGAGGTTGCGAGGAACAGTAAATAACACTAACACGCAAGTCATAAAATTCGTGAGGAGATTGATAAAAGTTTAATCATGGCAAGGATAACGCTAAACGTAGGATCTAACGCAAACGACGGAACGGGGCAAACCCTGAGGTCTGCGATGCAGGACGTGAACACCATGTTCACTGAACTGTACGCCTCACCACTGTTCGCTGACGGCATATCCATCAGCGGCAACAACATTTCCGCCAACAGGACCAACGATGATCTAGTTTTAAGCCCAAGTGGCACGGGATCAGTCACCGCACCCAAGATTGTCGTGGACGAAAACATCTCGATCACAGACAACGAGATCACGACAACACAGTCCAACTCGGACCTCGTGCTGTCGGCATCAGGCACTGGTAGTGTGGTCATTGCCAACGCGGACATCAACGGTGGGGCAATAGACAACACCGTGATAGGTGGCACAACACCCGTCGCTGGAACGTTCACAACACTGACCGTGAACGGCTCCATGACCATGGACGGTGTCACCATCGCTGACAACACCATATCCGCCAACGCATCCAACAGCGACCTGGAATTGACGGGCAACGGCACTGGCACGGTGTCATTAAGTGGTTTCAAGTTTCCAACCGCGGACGGAACCGCCAGCCAATTGTTGAAGACGGACGGAAATGGCAACCTGGGTTTCGCAACAGCAGGTGCCACCTTGAACCACTCAGACATAACCGATAACAGCTCTTCAATTACATCATCAGCCACTGATACCGTTGACAGTTTTGATTCAACTGTGTACAGGAGTGCCAAGTACCATATCTCTATTTCAGATGCCACTAACAGTCGATATGAGATAGTGGAGGCCAATGTGGTGCACGGACCAAGTGCAGACAGCACCATAGAAGCCTATGTGACTTCATTTGGAAGCACGACTTCGCACACGTCCCCCTTGGTGTCCTTCACGGCAGATGTCGTTAACGGCAATGTGAGACTACGTGCCACAAACGAGTCCGCCGGCACGTTGGAGTTCAAGTTCCAAAGAACACTGATAGACCTGTAATAATCACGTTAGGTTTATAAAATACTTGCTAAATATACCTACAAACCAGGAGATTTACACCAATGGCCAAACAAACCATCAACATAGGATCAAGCGCCAATGACGGCACGGGTGATCCATTAAGAACAGCATTCGACAAGATCAACGACAACTTCACAGAGTTGTACGGCACGGACAACGACATAAACACGTTGGACGCCAATATGAACGTCAACAACTTCGCTATAACCACGGGAATCACCAACGGTGACATCACCGTGACACCAAACGGCACGGGAAACATCAATCTGGGATCAGTGACCATAAACGGAAGCACCATCAGTGCCAACGATTCAACACAGATCACCGTGGCGGAGAACATACAGACCACAGGCACGTTAAATGTGACAGGTGCTACAACCCTTGCCACCTCACTGACTTTGGCATCAGGGGCAACCGTGACTGCTATCCTAGACGAGGACGCGATGGGATCAGATTCAGCCACGGCATTGGCCACACAACAGTCTATCAAGGCCTACATCGACGCACAAAACACTGCGCAGGATCTCGACTTCACGGCAGACGACTCCACCACGAATTCCATAGACCTAGATTCGGAAGTCATGCAGTTCTCTGGGGGCACAGGTATCACTACAAGCGCGACAGGTAACACAGTCACTACAGCGATCGATTCAACGGTTGTCACACTGACAGGTTCACAAACATTGACAAATAAAGTTTTGACCAGCCCTACCATATCTTCACCAACCATCAACGGGGTGACCACAACGACGTCATTGACCACAAATGATATAACATCAAATGGATCAAACGCCAACATAACCATCAATCCACAAGGAACAGGAACGATCGAATTAGGTGCGGCAACCAACATCACAGGATCTGCGTCAGTGTCAGGAACACTGTCGACGGCAGATATCACCACAACAGGCAACCAGACCATATCAGGTTCGCTGACGACGGGAAGTCTTAACATAGGTGATCTCAACATAGACGCACAGGGCAAGATAACCACAGACACCAACGGTGACGTGGACATCGATCCATCAGGCACAGGTGCCATCAACCTAACGGGACCAACCAACGTGACGGGAACAGCAACGGTCACAGGACAGTTGAACGTGGACAACCTGAGGATGGACGCCAACACCATCAGTTCTACCACAGGTGGTATAACGATCAGTCCATTAGCGGGCGAGACCTTGGCGTTGGGAGGAACGGTGACTGCCGCTGACTTCCAAGCAACACTGGCCGAGATCACAACACTGAGAGCGGACACCATACAGAACGACACATCGAATGGTGACATCTCGATCAGCACACAGGGTACGGGTGTGGTAGATTTCAACACCGCGACTCAGACCACCATAGGTGCCAACGGGGCCGCGTCAGCATTGACTGCCAACCCGGTGGGTTACCTAAAGATAAAGATCGGTGGTGCGGACAGGATCATACCATTCTACAACGCATAATAGTTAGATAAAAATTATGAGGAAACGCCACACGGGCAGGCAACACAGATCGCCTAGATCCGAGATCGCCAGGCTGGATGACGCCATACGTCGCGAGTCAGACAAGGTGGAACGGGAACGCCTCCGACAGCACAGAGAACACTGGATCCGTACGCAGAATTCTAGCCACTGATCGCCAATAAATACCCTTGTAAGGAGTAAGTTCAATGGCAACACCAGTGTGGACAACCACGGCAGGTAAACTGGCATCTATAGACGAACAGGTGGCATACAGCCTACAATTGGAGGCGAACACCAGCGACTCTACGGCCATCACTTACTCAGTGATCGCAGGAAGTCCTCCCCCAGGAATGAGGGTCACAACGGACGGACTGCTTACGGGAACACCGGCCGAGGTTGCCAAGAGAACTCTTTACACCTTCGTCGTGCGTGCCACGTCCGGTGCCCAGATCACGGACAGGACATTCAGTTTAGATGTCAAGGGTGCGGACGCACCTACATTCACGACAGCATCCGGACAACTGCGTTTGGATGATTCCACACGTGTGGGACTGTATTGGGTCATAGACGGATCAAGGATATCGCTACAGATCGAGGCGACGGACACCGACACAGAAGCAGGGCAGACATTAGTATATGAAATTGTAAAAGGTTCTTTACCGCCAGGTGTGACAATGAGCAAGTCAGGATTAATCTCGGGGGTTGTGAGATTAACCGAAGATCAAAAATTTGGAACACGAGGCGGATTTGACGCCAACAACGAAGAATATGACGATGTTGTCTATGACAAGACTGTAACTACCAAAAGCATTAGCAAAAATTTTGATTTCATAGTCAGAGTATCAGATGGAACTAGTTTCGTAGAGCAGAACAACAGCATATTCGTCTACTCTGCAGACTACTGGCGCGTGTCAAACACCCAAATCACTATAGACGCAGACGAAATAGGTGGATCTCCATTGACCATGGACTTCAGTGCCAATAGGAGACCGGTTTTCAGTACAGGGTCTGACTTAGGCACGTTCAGGCATGACAACAATGTTGTGATAAAAATAGACGTAGAGGATTTTGATCCGCTTCAAGGAGACCTAGAGTACAGCATACAAGCAGGATCTCTGCCTGCAGGACTGCAGATCGATGTTAACTCTGGTGAGATTTATGGCACCCTTGGGAGACAGTCAGCAGTGGAAGTGGACCACACGTTTACAATCAGGGCAAACAGGGTAATATCACCAGGTGTGAACGTGTTCACTGACCAACAGTTCACAATGAAAGTGATAGGAGAAATTGACATCGGAATCGCTTTCACTACACCAACTGTGATAGGAACACTTACAGCAGACACCCCGAGTTTACTATCCATAGAAGCAGTAGCACAGGAACCCGACAGGGTATTAACATACTCTGTCACATCAGGCACACTGCCAACAGGAATAACCCTTTCAGAGCAAGGCAATCTTATAGGAACCATAGATCCCAGCGACTTCACGGATTCAACCAGATCGTTCGCATTCACCGTCACTGTCAGTGACCAGTACCAATCCGCGGCCACGTCCAAAGAATTCACGCTGAACATCGACATACCTTACACCCAGGTCGAATACGGAAACATGACGGGACACGCGACTTCGTTCATCGACCAGAACATTTTCTACAATATAGCACAGGATCCCAACATCAACTCTCCAGAATACATATACAGGCCCGAGGATGCGAACTTCGGCATGCTTTTGAAACCTGACATGCTCATGATGGCGGGATTGGAGGCACAGACACTGACCACGTTCCAACAGCAGATGGAACAGAACCATGCGCCAAAAACACTATACTTCGGGAATCTGAAGACTGCCGTTGCCAAGGAAGGCACTGAAACGAAATACGAAGTGGTTTACCTAGAGATCAAAGATAAACTAGAAAACAATCTTGGCGTCGCTGTGTCCAGTTCCATAAGATTGAGGGACGCCGTGGTCAAACCCATGCTAGGGCCTAGGGCATCCAGCATGAACGCCACAGCGGACTACGTGGACTACGAAGTCACCACCGATGGCGGACTGGCGTTCAGCACATCGGGATCAAAAGTCAGGTATGCCAATCAATTGAGTGCGGACCTTGGATACATGGAAACCCTGTATCCAAACGCGGTGGCCAACATGAGGGCAAGGATGAAGAACCTGGGACACAAGGAATGGGATTACCTACCACTCTGGATGAAGACCACACAGGCTGGAGATCTAGCACCGCTGGGATATGTGATGGCTGTCCCTGTGTGTTACTGTAGACCAGGAACATCTGCGCTTGTAAAGAAAAGAATCGAGGACAAAGCACTGGAATTCAAGAACATCGCATTTACCATAGACAGATACGTGGTCAGCAAGAGCAAGGTCGCCACAGAAGAATTCACTGCAGATGGGTCTACGACTTCATTTGAAGTAAACGAGCTGATACACGAGCAGGACATACTGGTCAAGGAAGGATCAAACGTGGTACTAGCAGGCGAAGGATGGACAGCGTCAGGATTCGCTGGACACCTGGACCCAACGGCGGACACGGAACTGAGATCGGCCGATCATGAATATGGCATCGAACTGACACACGACACAACGAACATGAAGACCACGATCACATTCACCAAAGAAGTGCCCACAGCGGGCACAATTATCAGGGTGGAGAGAAGCAACGATAAATATCTTAAATTCAGAGACAAAGGAATATTCTAATGGCGAGTAGCATAGTACCAGGAAACATAGATCCAACATTCCCCACAGCGGGACAGGACAACAGTTCACAGGGATTCAGAGACAATTTCAGTGGCACCAAGAGCAATTTTTCATACGCGAAGATAGAGATAGAGGCACTGCAGACCAACAAGGCTAACCTAAACGCCGCCAGCAACTTCTCGGACAACGAAGTCACTCGGGCAAAGTTCAAAGACACTAGCCAGACAGTTTACCCACATGGCACAGTGAGCAGTGGCAACGTCACCCTAGATCACGAGAATGGTCATTACCAGACACTGACCGTGACCGCTGACACAACTTTCGCATTCCAAAATTTCCCACCATCAGGAGCGTTGGGCAGGATCATACTGGACGTGACTATATCTCCAGGCGCCACTAACTTGGTCTTTCCATCCGCTGTGATCAAAGCCGACAACGTGACGGGCAGTGACGGCACCTCAGACACCATAGCACCGGGACTGGGTCGTGCTTTGTATGAATTCATGTCACCAGATGGTGGCACAACGGTGTTGATGCACCAACTGGGCAAACAGTACGCCTAACACCTAAAGGATTCTGATGTACTTCCATCCATTACAAGAAGAGATAGGCAACATGAGCGAGGAGGACATCTCCAACCGCATCAAGGAACTTTCGAGGAAGGTCGCAATCGCGAGGAGGGGAAGGAATCCAGAGATGCTGGCCAACCTACAGATGGCCTTGAAGACTTACCAGGACGCCATCAGACAGAGGCGTGTGGAGGAATGGCACAAGAACAACAAGAAACTTCGCAACGAACCAGATATCGGAGACCTGATCAACATCGACTAGTAAGTAAACTTGATGTCAAACAGTTTCAGTTGGAAGACCAAATTCAAGAGCATAATCATAGTTGATGGAGAACTGTTCCCCAATGAGTACTCGGTGGAACTGCATCTCACACCCCACACCGCAGACCTCAAGGAACAGACAGCATACTTCGACAGGCTCAAGAACCTGTTCGAGCAGGTGTTCGCCAACACCGTGACCACCTGGCGTGAGGAGAAACTGTATTCAGTGCTCAGGAAGAACAGCACCAACAGGTTCATTGAATTACCAAGACCACCCTATGACCAGATCATGGCCGCGGTGTGCTACTGCAAGGCCAACAGCATCTTGGACAGCAAGATCATCATAGAGAAGATCGCACTGAGTTCATGGCAGGGTGATGGTATTACCTACACGGTTGACAAGGACAGCAGAGAGCTTATACTGTTAGATAGGCCCGACTGGTTCTCGGCGGAATACAGCCAGTTCGACCCATGGTGGTTGAGGCCAGACACGGCGACATATGATGAGGAACTTGACAAGGGCATATACACAGGACACTTCAGTTGGACCAACCAGCGGATCGTCGTTGACAAACAGCACCAGGAACATGCTAAAATATTCGAGTTCAACCCAAAGGTGCTAGATGGCGGAAAAGACAAAGACAAATGAACACGGTGATGTGATCTTCTCGGAAGAGGATGCACTAGAACTGCTGTACACTGATCCAGAATTTGACATATCACGACTGTTCTTTGACAGCACAGAAAAATACAGCACGGCACTCAAAGAACTAGGCATAGACTTACCAAAAATTAACACAGCACCCAACAGAGAGCCACTGGCGGAGTTTGATCTCAAGAACATCAACAACTGGCACATGCCTGAGAAGTATTACCAGATCAACGTGCTGGAATGGCTGTTGGAAAGATGTCAGACAGACGAGGAACGATTGAGGGTACAACTG